GTCTAGATTATCAGCGATGATAGTCTCTAAATGTTAACTAAAGGAGATGTAACAATGGCAGTTCCTAAACAACGCTGGAGGCGCCGTGAACGTCGTTCTGCGGGGGTCCCGTCCGTGATTAAAGCCGGTGTGCTTCGTAAGAAGCGCAACGACGATCATGTGACGGTTCAAACCATTCCGTTTAACAACCAAACGTGGCCCTTTACTTCAAACGAGGTGACTTGGGATCAAATAAACCAAGGTCCACCTTTTAAAAGTGGAGGTCCTTTTGCGTCAGTAAAAGCCAACGTTGATCTTGGCGTTAAAGGCAGTGGGTCCCATAGAGGTCCTGACTCCTCAGCAGGAGGAGGATTCTATTGGGAGTACACTGGGGGATTTGCCCGTCCTCTTTTATCATATGAACAGCCTACCCTTGATTCTTATTCGAATCTTGGGGCGGCAGACCCATATGATGGAGGGATCTTGACGTCGGAATCTGCTCTGGGTTCTGAGGCCTACGATAGACTTAGGCCGAAGCTGTCACACGCTGACGCTTCAGTTTTCCTTTATGAACTAAAGGATACTTCCCGAATGGTTTCTACCTCTATGCACCTTTATAAGGATGTATTTAGGCAGTTTGCCACTAAGGAGGAACTGAAATCCGTGGTCGTGTCTGACGAGTGGTTACACCGTTATTGGGAGAGTTTGCGTAGGCTTACACCTACGAATCAAACTGCTCGCAAAGCGGCTGATAACTATCTCAATCACACCTTCGGGTGGGTCCCCTTCGTTAATGATCTCATTAAGCTAAATGATGCTTATGAGAATCAACGTGCGTATGTCGATCAAATTACGAAAGACAATGGCGCATGGATTCGGAGGGTCAGAACTCTTTCCGATGATCATACAGAGACGGTTGATTCTCATTCAGGTTTGACGCAAGGCATTGCCTGGCGGCCTGAATTTGATTCGATGACATCTGATATGATTTCCGGTACGTATTCTCGCTATCGGCTTGATCGTAAGACTATTCATCATAGTCGCGTTTGGGCCGCTGGTTCGTTTACGTATTACCGGCCAGAATTCGATAAATCCTTGTCCGATTACGAAAGTAATTGGAAATCAGCCATGCGGCTGCTCACCATTTATGGTGCTAGGATTAACCCGTATATTCTGTGGAAAGTTACACCTTGGACATGGCTCGTCGATTGGTTCGTCGGAGTTGGCACGTTAATAGATCGTGCTGTCTCCTGGGGCCTCGATGGAGTCGTGTCCCGTTATATGTATCTTATGAAGCACAGTATTACTTCTGTGCAACATACTGTTACCGTTAATTGGAACAACGGTCCAGCAACGTTTGGATGGGTCAATAACTTTGACTCAAAACAACGTGAGATTGCAGATAACAACTTTAGTTTTCGCCTGTCGGGGGCACTTACCCCACGACAATTGGCGATCATGGCTGCACTTGGTATTACCAGGTCCCATTGATCGTATCGGCCCGTGGCTTAGCTTCGGGGCAGGGATGAGATCCTGTTCTGATTCCATGGGTTAACTTCTCATATCTTTCTAAGGAGTCAACCTCTTATGTTCACAGATCCACAATCCATTACCATTTCTGGTGTGGCTAAATCGTTAGTACGTGTATCCTCTACCGGAACTAGTTCCGTGTATAGGACAGCGGACGGTCTCTATGAATTGGCTATTAGCCATACCATAGCGAAAGGCCGCGTTCGTACAATGGCGAAATTAACCGCGAAAGCGATCGTACCTGACCCTCTTACGAGTGTCAATGATTACGAAACCTTTCAGACCTATCTTGTAACTGATCGTCCCGAAGTGGGATTTTCAGATGCAACAATAGATGCCCAGTGGGCAGGTCTTAAGACCTGGCTTACAACTGCTATCAACACTAAACTCTATAGTTTAGAGTCTTAAACTCTGAACCGTGAGCGTGTTGTTTCTATAGCAGGGTAACGGATTGCCACCTTATGGTGGAGTGAGCCTACGAGGCTTGATGTTATACTCCGAATGAGGAGCTAGCATGAAAAGCAACGTAAGTGACCACCTAGAGATACTGCAACTCGTCTATGACGATGCTTGCAGCAAATGCGTCGCTGATGTCTCTGATTTACGTGACCTAGATACTATCAGGTCACGGGTCAAAAGTCAGGGTATGTCGTTTCTTACGATTACCCTTCCCAACTTTTGCAGGGACTTCGAAAGAAGCCTTGCATTGGGATATATAGACCCAACACTCTTCCGGTTCTTCCGAAAGAATGGATCAATTCCTGCATTTTTGCAAGGGTTGATCGGTCTTCTTTTTGACCGTGAGACAGGGAGGATTTACGATGAAAGTTCAGAAAATTGGAGCGATTTCCCCACGCTTGTTGAATCGGTTCGGCAAATATGCCTTACGTTCAAGAAACTCGAGGAGGATTGCACCCCTAACAGGGTTTGGTCCGCGCTCCAGAACTACACCGCAATTGAGCAGTCCTTTGATTCTTTTTCTTTGTCTCAGGACGATAGTTCGATTTTTGATCGAGTATCGCATGTACTGTGGGATAATAGTATATACGCTTTGCGTATTGATACTTTATCTCCTAGGCATGGACCTGGGACTACTGCGGAAGGAATTTCTGGAAATCAGAAATATTCCTGGCAGTATTGGCACGAACGCCTCGAGCCTTACTTCCCTATCATCGATAGTGCTTATTCTATAAGCGCTTTTAATGGTAAGGAGCTTGAGTTAGTAACGTTCGTTAAGCCAGAACATGAACAGCCTGTTAAGGTTGTTTGTGTTCCGAAAACGCTCAAAGGTCCCCGTATCATTGCTATTGAGCCTGTTTGCATGCAATATGCACAACAGGCCATCCGTCGAATCTTATATGATTCGATTGAGTCCCATGGTCTTACGGCTGGTCACGTTAATTTTCGTGATCAATCAATTAACCAGGGTTTGGCACTTGATGCCTCGAAGAACGATCACTTGGCAACAATTGATCTTTCTGATGCTAGTGATAGAGTTCCTCTTGATCTAGCTCTCCGCATGTTTGTTTCTAATCCCGATCTTCGGGATGCGATACTCGCATGTCGGTCGACTCGCGCTAAGCTCCCGGGTGGAACCATTGTTGATCCACTTCGGAAGTTCGCGTCGATGGGTAGTGCTCTATGTTTCCCGATCGAAGCTATGTACTTTTACACTTTATGTGTAATAGCTTTGTTGCGGGCACAGAACCTCCCTGTGAGTTACGAGTCCGTCTATGACGTTACTCGTAATATCCATGTCTATGGTGATGATATAATCGTCCCATCGACATATGCGACTATTGTTCTTGATCACCTGCAGAAGTACAATTGCAAGGTGAACTCCTCTAAGACTTTCGTCAGTGGAAACTTTCGAGAGTCGTGCGGAGTTGACGCTTACCGTGGATATGAGGTAACACCTACATATCTCCGTAAAATACGTCCTAAGAACAAGCGACAAGCTTCAGAGATTATCTCTTGGGTCGCAACGGCCAACTCTTTCTATCGAAAGGGTTATTGGCGCGTGGCGTCTCACATGTTTAAAACGTGTGAGAAATTAATAGGGAATCTTCCCTATGTCTCCCCTGAGTCCTCTGGGCTTGGACGCGTATCCTTTCTAGGATATCGTTCCGTCGAAAGATGGAATAGAAATTTACATCGCTTTGAAGTTAGAGCGATGGTTCCTAGGCCAGTCTATCGCAGTGACATGATAGATGGGTACGCGGCTCTCGGAAAAAGCTTCCACCTTCTCTCGGTTGTCCCCAGTCAGGAGACAACTGGAAGTAGTGATCGCTTCCACCTTGAGCGTTCTGCACTGTACGGCGCAGTTGCATTAACTCGCCGTTGGGTCCCAGCCACATAAGTGCTGGGTTATAGGGCTTTAAAGCCCGAGCGGAGTACAAGTTCGCCCTCCA